CTGACGGGCTGTGGAAGCCAAATGAAAAGGGCCTCGGCTATGGCCGAGTGCTGGATTTTATTGGAGTGAGGTATTGAGCATGTGCATCGGAGAACCGTATAGCTGGGTGCCGACGAGCTGGGAGGGTGCGAACGGGATCGTTTCGTCGCTCAGAACAAAGGGCGCCGTGCACGGGAAGATCGTGTACATCAACGAGGATCATCGGTATTTTACGGCGGAGGCGTGCGTTGAGGGCACGGTCATCCGCGAGAGTTTCAAATTTTAAGGAGGGCACAGCGATGATGAACTATAAGACCAAAGACGGCAAAGTGGCAGAGCTGTCGGCGCAGGGGTCGCTTACCGAGCTTCTGAGCGACGCAACGTTCCTTGTTCATGCCATTTACAGCATGCTGGCGCAGAGCAACGAAGGGGTGGCGAAAATGTTCCAGGCACATTTTGCGCTGATGGCGGCTGACCTTGAATCGCCGATGTGGGAGAAGGATGCTCCGGATTGCCTGAGTATTGTGCAGACGGCCAAGCCGAAGGAGGAAAAGATCGATGACAAGCTATGAAGTTGTGGCAATGCTGCGGCGCTGCGCGAGCGGCAGTTGCGACGGATGTCCGCTGTGGAGCGATGATCCGGAGGACGCGACCTGCGCGGACGGTCTGATGGCCACGGCGGCTGATTTGATCGAATTCCAGCAGCAGGGCCTTGAGGCGCTGACGAAGATGGACGAGGGGCTGAAAGAACGCGGCAACTCGCTGAGAGAGTTTCTGCGCCGCGGCGATGAAGTTGTGCAGGAGCACAGAGACCCTGCTGGGCCGCCGGGCGAGCCGGGCATTGTGGGCGACGAGGGATTCGGCAGAGACGACCCAGGGGAGACGGGGCCGATGGCCGCCGTATGCTGCGAGGGCGATATCTTCATCTGCCCGACGTGCAGCTCGCCGCGCGTCTTCTATAACGCGGAGAAGGATGCCTATATATGCCCGAGCTGCGGGTGGCAGGACAAGGAGGGCTGACGGATGATGGACTACCCTTATTTTCCCTTGAAGGAGCTGCGCAGGATGAATCGCCTGCTGGCGGTCTCGAATGCGACGTTCGGCAGACATTGCAAACGCACACAGAAAAAGCGGCGCAGGGATGCGCGGCGGAACAGGAGGAAATGATGAAGCGACTGACGAACAAAGAGGTCAGAGTGGACGAGAGCGTGGACAAATACCTCGGCCCGCTCGCGGACCTTGAAGGCATGAAGCCGAAGTTGCTGGACCTGATTCTGAACGGTCCGGTGCTGAACGGCGTATCGAAGGATGTGCTGCGGCAGATCATTCGGCAGCTCTACAGCGCGCTTGCTGCCTACGAGGACACATGCATAACGGCAGAAGATATCACGGCGACGGCCTCGATCCCGATGTTCGTCAAGGTGGCTTCGGCGGCGCTGGGTACCACGCCCGACCGCCTGCGCGAGCTGGCCGAGGCCGACAAAGAAGGGCGCACCGTGACGGCACCGTACTGCAAGAACTGCGAGTACGGAGAGGCCTACGACCGGACGGACGGCACGAAGGGCGTATATTGCCACTGCCCGCACTCGGTCTTACACTACGGAAACGGCAGCATTTTCACGCCGGTGCGGGAAAACCTCGATTTTTGCAGTTACGGAAAACAGAGGGAGGTACAGAATGGCAATCAGTGATAAGAAAGCTGTGGGAGCGATAAAAACACTTACAGAGTATTGCGGTGAGCAGCAAGGGTGCCAAAACTGCATCCTGCATCTGTACAGCCCGAGCGAGTGGAAATGTTATCTTGATGTATTCGGTTTGCAGGACATTTTAAGCAACATCGAGGCGAAGAGAAAACACCACGGGCATTTGCAGTAAAGGAGGGCTGACGGATGGTGCAGGTTTATTGTGACCGGTGCGGGCGGGTCATCGCGGGGATGAGCGCGCACGAGCGCGTGAGCGTGACGGCCAGCGGCGCGGGCGGCAGGGAGATCGCAAAGCTCGACTTCTGCACATACTGCGCAGACTGGGCGATCAACACACTGATGCGGCGGACGATGATCGGCGCGGGCGAGAAAAAGAGCGCAAGGGCGGACAGGCCCGCGCCCGCCGCGCCGCCGAAGGGCGAAAAAGACGGCATCGCGTGGACGGCGGGGCAGGAGAAACAAGCGGTCACGGAAGCGACGCCGGTCGAACCGCTCCCGACGCTGCGTGCCAGGGGCAACGGCGCGGCAGAGAAACGAAAAATCTTTGACGCGCTGGTGCGCTACAAGACGCGCACGGGCCCCGGATGGACAGAGCGCGTGAGCAAGGCCTGCGGCGGAAGCGTGAGCCGCGAGACGCTGCGCGCGATCGTCGTGGACGGGCTGGTGGTCGATATCCACGTGTGGCGCATCATCGAGCGGGGACTCAGCGACCTGGGCGCGACGGAGAACAAGACATGAAGGTGACGTTTATTTTGCAGGCCGACGTGCCGGAGAGCGCCGTCCAGGGCATCAAGGAGCGCGCGGCGATGGACCTTGAGCGATACGGCGACGTGAAGGTCGTGAAGATCCTCGTCGAGAAGCCGCGCGAGCACGAGCAGCTACAGATCAAATAACGCCTGCGGGCGAAAAGGAGGTTATCATGCAGAAGATCAACATTAAAAAGGTCACGAAGGAGCAGATGCTCGCAATGCTCGAGGCGGCGGTGAGCAAGAAAGAGGACGCGGAGAAAGCGCGCGAAGAGGTGCTTGCATCGCTGAGCGCGAAGGAGACGGCGCTGAGCCAGCAGAGCGCGGCGATGAACGAGCTGACGGTGAAGCTCGAGGAGAACGAAAAGGCGCTGGAAGAGGTCACTGCGAAATATAAGAGCGCGTTCGCCTCGGCGGCGATGCTCCGCTCCCGCATCGACGAGGCGGAGAAGCTGCGCGACCAGGCGCTCGAGGCCCACGGCGAGGACATGAAGGCCATCGAGAAGGCGAAGAACGAAAACCGCGAGCTGGCGCACCTGCTGGGCAAGCGCGAGCTCGAGCTGGCGGAGGCCAAGCAGCGCCGCGACGGCGCGCTGAGCGAGGCGGCGCATCTGCGCGGCGAGGTCAAGGCGGCGGAGGGCCGCGCAAGCCGCAAGGACGAGCTGCTGGACGAGGCGCTGCACCGGCTTGAGGTCGAAAAGGCCATCGCGGAGGACTACCACGAAAGCCTCAAGTGGTGCATGGCGCATCCGTGGCGCAACGTGTGGCGCTGCATGAAAGATTATTTCCGCTTCTGACGGACAAAGAGCGGGAGAGGGGGGAGAGGGCGATGTTCCGATACAAGAAGAGCGTGCCGGTGAGCTACGAGCGGCAGGGGTACATCTATTTTTCGTCGCTGCTGTACCGCGAGATGCCGGAGCGGGCGCAGCGGAAGGTCCTCAATCTGTGCATGGAGTGCGGCGGGGGCGACTACTACCGCGCACTCTTCGAATTCGTGACGACGGACGCGAACGCGACGTACATCTGCATGAAGCACAGCCTCTCCCGCTCGACGCTCGAGCGGATCGTGCGGAAATACTACGAAGGATTCCCGCAGAGACTTTAACAGGGCTTCGGCCCTGTGTGCGCTGCCGCAGAAAGGGCGCGGCGGCGCACAGAAGGCCGAACAAGTACACATTAAATATAGAACGATAACGCGCGCGTGCGCGTTATCGGGGTTCCTTGAGCGCTGGATTTAGAACCATCTTCCCCGATTGGCGAAAATGATGACGGAGGGCGAAAGCATGACAGAGGGCTACTGGGTCATCCGAACGTACACGGCGGGCGCCGTGGGCGAGAAAATCAAATACTGGGTGCCGGGCGAGAAGCCGACGCGCTCGAAGAGAAAGCTCAAAAGCGACGTGAAGCAGCAGCAGCGGAATGAAGCGAACGCGGAAAAGCATCTTGCACGGCTGCTGAATGAAAATTTCAGCTGCGCGGATCATCTGCTGCGACTGAGCTATGCGGACGAGGATTTTGCGAAGCTCGGCGGCGGGGAGGAAGACCCCGAGGTGATCTGGAAAAACGCGAATCACCAGCTCAAGCTATGGATCAGACGGACGAGGCGCGCCTGCAAAGCGGCGGGGGTGCCGTTCCGCTATGTGCCGGTGACGGCAGACTTGGACGGCAAGACGGGTGAATATGTGCGCGTGCATCATCACGTGGTCATCAACGCGGAGGCGATGGAGATCGCGCGCAGCAAGTGGACGGCAGGCGGGACGCACTGCGAGCACCTGTATGACGAGGTGGACTACCTGGGCCTTGCGCACTATCTGCTGGCGCAAGTGCGCTACGTGCCGGACGAGAAAAAATACTGCCCGAGCCGCAACCTGGCGCTGCCGCAGCCGAAAGATCGCGCGGCGCTGTCGGGCGCTGAATTGAGCGTGCCGCGCGGCGGGCAGCTGCTATACCGCGCCGGATGGGCGCCGGGCATGCCGCAGTACATACGCTACATCCTGCCCGAGGTGGGCAAAATCAGACGAGAACGCTCATCGAGAGCGAAACGGGAATAACAAAACAGAAAACGCAACACGACGACGCGCGCGGGGGAGTCTGGGCGCGCTGTACGCATGCGCGCGTGCGTGCGCGTGCGAGGAAGAGCCGCAAGCCCTGATTTGGCAAGGGTTTGCGGCTCTTTTTTGCTCTCAAAAAGTTGACGGTTCGTGACGCGCAGCATTTGCTACACTATCCACAACACAAGGACAAAGCGCGCCGAGGGGAGGGGTGCGGATGGCGCGGCAGAAGAAATACACGGCGGCAGCGCTGGGCAAGGCCTGCGAGCGCTATTTCGCAGCGATCACGCGGCGCGTGAAGGTCACGGAACCGGTGGACAGCGGCAAGCGCGACGACAAGGGTCACATCATCTTCGACCACATTCCCGTCAAGAACACGCTGGGCGAAGAGGTCGAGGTGACGGAGTACATCATCCCGCCGAGCATGCACGAGCTGTGCGCCTATCTCCAAATCGACCGGGCGACATGGAGCCGGTACATGGGCGAGGGCGAGCAGTACGCGGCGGTCGGCGAGCGGGTGCGCGAGCGCATGAAGGCCTGGAACGAGCACGAGATGCTGACGCGGCCGGGCAAGGACCTAAAGGGCATTCTCTTCAACCTGACGAACAACTACGGCTACAGCGAGAAGAAAGAAGTCGAGCTGGGCGAGCGGGCGACAAAGACCGTGACGGCGGCGAGCATCCCGCTCGAGGAGCGGCAGGCGATGCTGCGCGAGCTGATGCAGGAGTTTGAGCGCGATGACGGCGAAGACGACGCGGACCTATGAGCGAGAGCTTGAGGTGGCGCTGTGGTGGCGGGACTTCCGCGCGACGAACAACGCGCACTTCCTGCCGCTGCTGTTCGACCGGCACCGCTATCTCGTGCTCAAGGGCGGCGGCGGCAGCGGTAAGTCGATCTTCGCGGGCAGAAAGGTCCTTGAGCGCGTGACGAGCGAGCCGGGGCACCGGTGGCTCGTATGCCGCAAGGTGGCGAGGACGCTGCGCGAGAGCTGCTTTGAGCAGCTGCGCGGACAGATATCCGACTTTTACCCCGACTGCGGGGCGAAGGTCAACAAGAGCGACATGAGCATTTCCTTCGCCAACGGCAGCAAGATCCTGTTCGCGGGCCTGGACGACGTGGAAAAGCTCAAGTCGATCTACGACATCACGGGGATCTGGATCGAGGAGGCAAGCGAGCTCGAGCAGGGGGACTTCGACCAGCTGGACATCCGACTGAGAACGGACTTTCCCTATTACCTGCAAATGATCCTGACGTTTAACCCCATCAGCATTACGCACTGGCTCAAGAAGCGGTTTTTCGACCGGAAGGACCCGCGCGCGACGGTGCACGAGAGCACATATCTCGACAACCGCTTTCTGACGGCGGAGGCCATCACGACGCTCGAGGCGTTCCGCGAGACAGACGAGTATTACTACCAGGTCTATTGTCTCGGCCAGTGGGGCGTGACGGGCAAGACGGTGTTCGACGCGAAGAAGGTGAGCGAGCGGCTGCTCGCGGTCGAGCGGGCGAAAAAGCCGAGGCGCGGCTACTTCGAAAACGTCGTCAAGGAGGATGGCGTACACCTCGAGCGCTGGGCGTGGGTGGACGATCCGGACGGCGCGGTGACGATCTACGAAGACGTGGTCCCCGGCAGACCCTACGTCATCGGCGGCGACACGGCGGGCGACGGCAGCGACTACTTCGTCGGCCAGGTGCTGGACAACATCACGGGCAAGCAGGTCTGCACGCTGCGGCATCAGTACGACGAGGACACGTATGCGCGGCAAATGTATTGTCTCGGCATGCACTACAACGAGGCGCTGCTGGCGGTGGAGACCAACTTCTCGACCTACCCGACGAAGCTGCTCGACCTGATGGGCTACCGCAACCTGTACGTGCGCGAGGTGGAGGACGACTTCACGGGCAAGATCAAGCACGCCTACGGCTTCCAGACGAACCGGCTGACGCGGCCGGTGATCCTGTCTGAGCTCATCCGCATTCTGCGCGAGAGCATGAGCACGGTGAACGACCGCGACACGCTGCTCGAAATGCTGACGTTCGTGCGGCGGGAGAAGGACCTGCAGGGCGAGGCTGAGCCGGGCGCGCACGACGACTGCGTGATGGCGCTGGCCATTGCGCACTATGCGCGCCCCCAGCAGACGATGGAGATCAGGACCGGCGGCAGCAGCGCGAAGAAGGCGCGCTGGACGGCGGATATGTGGGAGGACTACAACAGCGCGAGCGAGACCGAGCGGGCAGAAATGCTCAAGCTCTGGGGCGAGCCGCGATAAGAAGGAGAAAACGCATGAAAGAAAAGGCAAAGACAACGACGATCAGCGAGGAGCTGCGCGAATGGCAGGCGAGGCTCAACGAGAGCGACGCCAAGTGGTCGGCGGAAGTTGAAAAAATGAACGAGCGCGAGGCGATCTACAACGGGGACCGCACGATGCAGCCGCTGGTCCCCGGCGACACGCACCGCGACGGCAGCCTGAAACAGACGAGCCACGTGCGCAACATCACGTTCGAGAACATCGAAAGCCAGGTATCGAGCAGCATCCCGCAGCCGAAGGTGACGCCGCGGCGCAAGAAGGACGAGCACCTGGCCGACGTGATCGAGCACTTTCTGCGCAACGAGCTCGACCGGCTCCCGTTTGAGGCGCTCAACGATCTGGCCGAGCGGACGGTGCCCATTCAGGGCGGCGTGGGCTTCCTCGTCGAGTGGGACAACACGAAGCGCACGAGCACGACCGTCGGCGAGGTGAACGTGACGCTCATCCACCCGCAGCAGTTCGCGCCGCAGCCGAACGTCTACACAGGCATTGCCGACATGGATTATTTCATCGTCAAAGTGCCGACGACGAAGGGCTACGTCGAGCGCCGCTATGGCGTGCTGCTCGAAATCGAGGGCGAGAGCGAGCCTGACGTCCGCGGCGGCGACGGCTCGACGAGTGAATACAACCTGACGCTCTACATCGGCTACAAGCTCAACGAGCACGGCGGCATCGACCGCTACACGTGGGTGAATGACACAGAGCTTGAAAACCTCAAGGACTATCAGGCGCGCAGGCAGCCGGTGTGCAAACTGTGCGGCAAGGTGAAGCCGCTGCCGGGGCAGGAGGTGAACGGCGCCGCTTACTCGGGCGGCGCGTGCCCGTGGTGCGGCGGCAGGGACTGGGAGGACCGGACGCAGGACTATGAAGAGCTCTATGCGCCGGTGCAGCGCAGCGACGGCACGTTCATCGGCGGGATGCAGGAGACGGTCGACGAAAACGGCCTGCCGGTGCAAACGCCGGTGCGCGTCCCGTATTACCGGCCGGACCGCTACCCGATCATCTTGCAGCGCAGCGTGAGCGTTTTCGGCCAGCTGCTGGGAAACAGCGACGTTGACATGATCCGCGACCAGCAGAACACGAGCAACCGCATCGAGCAGAAGATCATCGACCGACTGATGAAGGCGGGCACGCGCATCACGCTGCCCGACCGGCCGGATCTGCGCACCGATCCCGAGGACAGCGAGCGGTGGTACATCGGCAAGCCGAGCGACAAGCAGCTCATCGACGTCTACGATTTTTCGGGCAATTTGCAGTACGAGCTCACGTATCTCGCGCAGGTCTATGAAGAGGCGAGACAGATCATCGGTATCACGGACAGCTTTCAGGGCAGGCAGGACACGACCGCGACGAGCGGCAAGGCCAAGGAGTTCTCTGCCGCGCAGGCGGCGGGACGCCTGGAAAGCAAGCGCGTGATGAAGAACGCGGCGTATGCCGAGCTCTTTGAAACGATGTTCAAATTCTGGCTGGCGTACTCGGACGAGCCGCGGCCGGTGACATACAAGGACAGCACGGGCGAGACGATGTACGAGGAGTTCAACCGCTACGACTTCCTCGAAGAGGGCGAAGACGGTGAGCTGCGGTGGAACGATCAGTTCCTCTTCTCGTGCGACACGAGCGCGCCGCTGGCCAGCAACCGCGAGGCGATGTGGCAGGAGACGCGGGAGAACCTGAGCGGCGGAGCCTTCGGCGACCCGACGGACCTCGAAACGCTCATTCTGTTCTGGGCGAAGATGGAGGAGCTGCACTATCCCGGCGCGGCGCAGACGAAAAAGCACCTCGAAGAAAAGGCGCAGCGCCAACAGGAGATGGCCGCGCAGCAGGCGGCCGAGCAGCAGATGCAGCAGGCCACCGCACAGGGCGGCGGCGCCGGTGTGCCGGACGATCTGGCCGCGGCGATCGACGCGCAGGCGCAAGCCGACGCCATGAACGCCGTGAGCGGCGGGCAAGGCGGAGTGCTTGACACAGCGCAGCAGTAAAGGGCTAAAGGCGCGAAAGAAGACGCGCAGAGCATACAGTCTCCCCGCAAGGGGGACGCCGCATCCGTAAGGCAGCAGAGCTGCCAACGGCTGCGCAGCGCAGGGCAACAGCGGGAAAATGCCGAATCCGAAGGAAAGGAGGACGCGGGCATGAGCGATAAGAGCGGTTACGTCGGCAGAATCAAGAACGGCGGCACGCAGGTCGTGAAGGCGCCGAACCAGCAGACCGACGCGAAGAAGGGCGTTATTCATACCGGCTCCGATTTGAGAACCGGCAAGAAGTAAAAACTTCAAAACGAAGCGCGCTTCGTTTTGAGTGAGCTTCAGCCCTCGGCAGCGCACTCGCTGCGCTCGCACGTTTGAGGGCTGCAAGGTGCATTTCGTCACGCACATGTCACGACGAAATGCAGATCAAGCAGGTTTGCCGCTGCGGCGGCAAATTCTACGAAGTTTTTTATCGCATGGCAACGCGGAAAAATGCCAGAGAGGAAGAGAACATGGAATTCACGGAAAAAGAAGTCTTTGAAGCGATGGGCCTGACGGCGCCGCCTGACGAGGCGGGCACACAGCAGGAGCCCACAGGCGCAAACGAGCCGGGAGCCGCTGCCCCGGCCGCAGAGGAGACCACGGGCGCGCCGGAGGGCGGCGATACCGGCACGACGGGCGGCGAGGGCGCAGAGGGCCCCGCGGCCAGCCCCGAGGGTCAGGACGGCGCGGAAGGCGCAGAAGATGACAATGACGACGCGGAGGGCGCGAAAAAGCAGCAGTCCAAGGAAGAACGCAGAGCCCATGCGGCGGCGAGGCGCAGAGCCGAGCAGCAGGCCGCGGTGGACGCGGCGCTCAAGGAGCAGGGCGAGAAGATGGCCGCGGAGTGGAAAGCTTTTTTCGCAAGTGCGGGGCTCAAGAACACGATCACGGGTGAGCCCATCACGACGAAGGAAGAGTTTGACACGTGGTCGAAGTCCTTCAAGCAGCAGAAGCTCGAAAGCGATCTCAAGGCCGGGAAGCTGACGCAGGAATCTCTCAATGAGGCGATCAGCGAGAATCCCGTCGTGAAGCAGGCGGCGGAGATCGTGGCGGCGCATGAGCGCGAGCAGGCCGCGGCGGAGCAGGAGAAAATGCAGCGCGCCATCGACGAGCAGATCAGAAAGATCCACGCGCTCGAGCCGGACGTGAACGGCGTGGAGGACCTTTTGAAGCTGCCAGAGAGCGAGGCGTTCTACGAGAACGTGAAGCGCGGCATGTCGTTTTACGACGCTTATCTCATCTCGACGCGTGAGCGGCGCGAAAAGGCGCTCGTCGAGGCGGCGCGGACGCAGGCGCTGACGGGCCAGAGGGGCAAGGACCACCTGACGGGCGCGGCGGCTGCGCGCGGCGCGGGCGGCAAGATCGTGACGAGCGAGGAGCTGGCACGCTTCCGCGTCTTCAATCCCACGGCGACGGACGAGGAGATCCGCACGTGGATCGAGAAAAACAGAAATTAACGAGACAAGGAGGAACACAATGTTTATTCCCATCAAATCGACGGACGGGGCGATGACCCCGTTTGAGTACATCGAAGCGGCGGCGGGCACGTATCAGGTCGGCCAGCTGCTGAACGTATCGGGCGGCAAGCTGGCGGCGATCGCTGCCGACCAGGCGACCACGCCGCCTTACGTGTGCATGCAGAGCGGCACGGTGGCCGCGGGCGAGCTGCTCGCCGTCACGCGCGTGCAGGGCAAGTACACCTTTGAGACCGAGCTTGCGGCGGAGGCGGCGGCTGTAACGGTCGGCACCAAGCTCCAGGTGGCGAGCGGCGGCCTCAAGGCCAAGTACGTCACGGGCGCGTCGGATGCGGCGGTACCCGGCACGTTCGAGGTCGTGAGCCTTGAGGGCACGGCGGCGGGCGACATGATCCGCGGCCGCTTTGTCTGAGAAAAACGGAAGAGAGGAGAGACAGTAATCAATGAAGATCATTTTTTCTGAAAGCAGCAACCTGAACAACAGCATTTACGGCAACTGCCAGGCGCCGATCAAGATGTTCCTTGAAAAGCGCGGCGAGGATTTTGAGCAGAACAGCGTGCTCAAGAACCTGTTCCTGATGGGTTCTTCCAAAAACTACGCCGACATGATGACCACGCTGACGGCCATGAGCGGCTTTGAGCCCGTGGGCGAGAACGGCGCTTACCCGCTGGACGGCATGCAGGAGGGCTACCAGAAGCTGCTCAAGTACCAGACGTGGAAGGATTCTTTCAGCGTCTCGAAGGAGATGGTGGAGGACGGCAAGCTGCTCGACATGCGCAAGCAGCCTGCGGCCTTTATGACCTCTTACAACCGCACGCGCGAGCTCTTCGGCGCGGCGCTGTACGGCGCGGCCATGATGGGCAACGGCAGCGTGACGTTCAAGGGCGTCAAGTTTGACCTGACGGGCGCGGACGGCAGCAACCTGTTCGCCAAGGAGCACGCGCCGAAGGTGAGCGGCGACAAGCAGTGCAACCTCTTCAAGGATGCGTTCAGCGTGGACGCGCTGGGCAAGCTCGAGACCAAGATGCACCTGTTCCGCGGCGACAATGACGAGATCCTTGACGTGGCCCCCGACACGATCCTGATCCCCGAGAACGCCGAGCTCAAGAAGGCGGTGTTTGCGGCCATCGGCGCGGACAAGGACCCCGTGACGGCGAACAACGCCTTCAACTATCAGTATGGCCGCTGGAATGTCATCGTGTGGCCATATCTGAACCACTACATCACGAACGGCGTTTCCCCGTGGGTGCTGCTGGACAGCAAGTACAACGAGACTTACGGCGGCGCGGTGTGGAACGACCGCATCCAGCTCGAGGTGCGCTCCACCATCGACGAGAACACCGACGCGAACGTCTGGCGCGGCCGCAGCCGCTTCAACGCGTGCTTCAACGACTGGCGCTTTGCCGCCATCGGCGGTATCGCGGCGGGCAACTCGCTCTAAGGCAAATACCCCAAGGCGGGCGTGGGACAAGACCCGCGCCCGCCTATATCGTTTTTCAGAAAGGAGAGAGGATATGACGCCGAGAAAAGCGATACAGCACGCCGACACGGCGAAGCCGAACGCCTTCCCCGAAGAGGAGAAATTCGAGTGGCTCAAGGCGCTTGAGGGCAGGATCGCGGCGGACGTGCTGCTGGCGACGCCGGAAGAGCTCGAGCAGATCATGGCGACCGGCTATCCGGACGGCATGGACGAGGAGCTGCTTATTAAAGCCCCGCACGATGAGCTTTACGTGCTGTACCTCAAGGCGAAGATCGACGCGGAGAACGGCGAATACAGCCGGTACGCCGATTCGAGCCAGCTCTACAACGAGGCTTACGGCAACTTTGCCCGCTACTGGGGCAGGACGCACGAACCGGCGCAGGGCTACGAGAGGGGGTACGAGATCGTATGAGAGAGATCGAAGTGCGCGAGCTGCCGTATCTGCCGCTGGGTCATCAGGGCGAGAACGAGGCGCAGAGGATCGTCTGGCGCGGCCTTGCGGATCACTGGGCGCGGCTGTACGGCGAGGGCGTCTTCGCGCTGACGGTGCTGCGCGAGGGCGACAGCGCGCCGTATCCCGCGAGCGTGACGAGCGAGAACGGCGACGTGATCTGGACGCTGAGCAATGCTGACACCGCCAAGGCGGGCGAGGGCATGGCCGAGCTCGCCTACACCGTGGGCGGCGCGATCGCCAAAAGTAGGACGTGGCGCACGGTGGTCGAGCCGTCGCTGAGCGCAAGCGGCACGACCGAGCCGCCGGACGCTTATCAGAACTGGGTGGACGAGGTGTTGCAGGCGGCGGCGGATGCGGAGACGGCGGTAAGCAAGATGCCCTACATCGACGAGACCACGGGCAACTGGTTCAAGTGGGACGCGAAGGCGGGCGCTTTTGCCGACACGGGCATTGCCGCGACTGGCCCGCAGGGCGAAGTCGGCCCCAAGGGAGACACGGGCGAGCAGGGACCGAAGGGCGACACCGGCGCACAGGGGCCTAAAGGAGACACGGGTGCGACAGGTCCGCAAGGCCCCAAGGGTGAGACCGGCGCTACCGGTGCGACGGGTCCAGCAGGCCCGCAAGGTGAGACAGGCCCACGCGGCCCCAAAGGCGATACCGGCTCGACCGGCCCGCAAGGCCCCGCAGGTCCGCAGGGAGAGCAGGGCGAAAAGGGCGACGCCTTTACCTATGACGACTTCACGGCGGAGCAGCTTGCCGCGCTGAAAGGCGACAAGGGCGACAAAGGCGACCCCGGCGAAAAGGGCGATACCGGCGCTACCGGTTCGACCGGCCCCGAAGGCCCGCGCGGCCCGCAGGGAGAGCAGGGCGTGCAGGGAGAGACCGGCCCGCAAGGTCCTACAGGCCCCCAAGGCCCCAAGGGCGAGACCGGCAGCGGCTTCAAGGTGCTGGGCTACTACGGCACGAAGACAGCGCTCGACGCTGCGCAGAAGGCGACCGCCTCGGCGGGCGACGCCTACGGCGTGGGCACGGCAGAGCCCTATGACATCTACATTTTCGACGGCAACACCGGCGAGTTCGTGAACAACGGCCCATTGCAGGGCGCGAAGGGCGACACGGGACCGGCAGGGCCGCAGGGGCCGCAGGGAGAAACCGGTGCGACCGGCCCGCAAGGTCCCGCAGGCGCGGATGGAGCCAAGGGCGCGGACGGTGCGAAAGGCGCGGACGGCGTGACGTTCACGCCGAGCATGAGCGACGACGGTGATCTGAGCTGGACGAACGACGGCGGCAAGGCGAATCCGCAGACCGTGAATCTAAAGGGCCCGAAGGGCGACACGGGCGCACAGGGTCTTGCCGGTTCCGACGGCGCAAAGGGCGACACCGGCCCCGAGGGCCCGCGCGGACCACAGGGAGAACAGGGCCCGCAGGGCGAAACCGGCCCACGGGGGGAGACGGGGCCGCAAGGCCCGACGGGCCCCCAAGGAGAGACCGGTCCCGCCGGTGCGGACGGCGCGAAAGGTGCGGACGGCGCAAAGGGCGCAACCTTCACCCCCGCTGTGTCTGCGGCGGGTGATCTGAGCTGGACGAACGACGGCGGGCTTGCAAACCCTGCGACGGTCAACATCATGGGGCCGCAGGGCCCGCAAGGCCCACAGGGTGAGCAGGGCGAGAAAGGCGATACTGGCGCGACCGGCCCGCAGGGCCCCGCAGGCCCCGTCAATGTCCCCTCCACCACCTCCCCCATCAAGGGCGACGGCAGCGGCGGGCTGGCGGCGGCGGTGGCTGAGACGGACTTCGCCTCCCCCGTGTTCATGCGCAAGGTGACGCTGACCACGGCAGGCTGGAATTCCAGCAGCAAGCAGCAGAGCGTGACTGTGACGGGCGTTCTGGCCGACACGACGAAGCAGTGCATCTACCCCGCGCCGGTCGACACGTCGTATGATTCCGCGTGGAACAGCTGCGGTGTGCTGTGCGTGGCGCAGGCGGCGAACAGCCTGACGTTCCAGTGCAGCGAAGTGCCGACGAGCGCCATCGAGGTCTACGTCACGGTCATCACACTGAGCTACAAGGGGTGAGCGGGATGATTTTTAACAGGCCGAGAGCTGCGAATAAGAAATCAACGTGGGTTTTCGATAGCAAAATAAGGTCGAAGAAAGTATCAGACGGAAGTTTTGCAGCACGTTTTACATGCGGCAATGCGACATATACGGGAATTAGCTATCAGTTTGCGCTGGTGAAGTATTCTATAAAATACTTATCAGATTCCGGTAGCGTATCGGTGTATTCTGATGAATGGAAGGAGGAAGCTTACCGCACCATCACTTTCGAAGAAGAACCAACCGGCGATCTCTTGACGTGGCTGCAAGCCAACGCCACGCCGCAGTGACAGAAAGGAGCAACACATGAACAACATCCGAAAAGCCCTCAGATATATATATATATCTGACCCTATGGACTGCGGGGTGGGCGTATGATCGTCAATCCCGTGAGGTATGGAGGCGCGGAAAAGGAGTATACGATCACGGCGGAAAAATTCTCCTCCGCACCAGCATGCGCCAAGGCGGGCGAAATTGTAAGCTTTTCATACACCTACGGAGTAGAATCCTCTTCTACGGTAAAATCAATTGTATGCGGAGAGGACGCGAAAAGCGTTCCATTCACGACCAACTCATCCAGCTCCGGCCTTATTCAACGTATAATATGCACCTTTGTCATGCCGGCAGCGGACGTGACTATAAACGCATAGCAACCATCCCCGAGGAGGTGGCGGCATGATCTTCAATCCGGGGTTCATGGCCGCTGCGGGCGGCGGTGGCGCTGTGGTCGGGACGTATACGGGGGACGGCGCATCGTACCGCCGATTCACGTTCGATTTCGAACCGGCAGCAATGATTATTATCCGCAATGCCGGATCGTATTCCGACAAATTAGTATATAGGACAACAATCATCTCTGAGGCGACATTTGCCACGATAGAATCGTTGGCGGCTTTCAGCAAAACAAGCAGTTCGGAGCTTCTCGATGTTATCACGGCCGAAACGCAAGCGAAAGCGTTTAGACTAAGCGATATTTCGTCCGCAGATATGCCAGCGATCAATGAATCAAGCGTGATTTATACCTATATCGCAATCCACAAAGCATAAACACCTTTTATTCAAAGGAGGCCTAACATGGCAGAATTTATCAAAGTGGGCGGGCAGGAGTATCCTGCGACGCTGATCTACAACTACAAAGACCGCAACTGGGATATGCGCGAGACGCAGACGGTGCATCTGACCATGCCCTACGCGCAGGCGGCGGCGCTGCTGACCAACGGCACGCCGTGGAGCAACGTCTTCCGCGAGACGGTGGACAAGCTCGATAACGACGGCAACGCCACGGGCGAGACTGAGGAGGTCGTGACCGAGGAGGACATGAGCGCCTATTGCCTCGCGGGCGACATCACGGACTACCGCGACGGCACGGTCAGCGTCAAGATGGGCAAGCCCACGGAGGCGGAAGCATCGGCGGCGACCGTCACGGCGCTGGTCGGCCAGAGTATCACGCCGCAACGCGCGGCGGAGCTGAGACCGGTCATCGA